CTTCAATATGGTAAGGTGTATCAATATTATGCAGTTTAGACCCTAGTCTTCTAAATAAGGGATCTTTTACAGTATAAGGGCTCTTATGATTTTTAGTGTTGAAACTTATAGTTTTAGTTTTCCAATCCCCATTTCCTTCTGATTCAAAAGATGACAGGGGGAGATTGTACCACCCATAAGTATTCTTAGCTCCTTGAAATTCTTCCCATTTTTGAGAATTGAAATCGAAAATGAATTTTCTACCGTCGCCATAATCTGTTTCCTTTGCATAAGGCATTGGATCTGTTATCACGCGAACTCCTATTGACATTTCAGGGGGAGAGGTGACAGTATCCTCCATTCCTTCCTTTGCTCTAATAGTAATGGAATAGTCGTGGTCAGGAGTTAAGAAGTTGTCCATTCTAGTCCCCGAAGTGGTAAGGGATAAGGATTCTATACTAACAGTATTCGTTGTGGTAGTCCATCCCCCAGAATAAGGACCATGAGGATAGACTCCTACCACATATACATCTCCTGACTGGAAAGAGGAGCTAGGAGTAAAGTTTATAGATCCTGAACTAAAGAAATTATATCCTGCTGATGCGGAGTAAGCCTCAGATACTGTTGTTCCCCATGTACCCCCTGACAAAGCAAACACGCCCTTGGTAGTATTCTTTACAATAAATCTTACACCACTGCAAGTTGTATTATCAGATTTTAAAGAGTAATTCAAGGAATATTCTTTTTCTGGTTTTAGCCCTGTAATATTTGTCTGGGTGATACTTACAGAATCAGAATCTCCATATGTCCCCTCTCCAGATACTGTAGCGGAAATAAATCTATTCCTTCTATCGGGGTCTGATCCGGTGGAGGATACTGTTACGCTTCCTGCAGAGGCTCCAAAGCCAACGAAATCAGAATTTGAAGTATGATCATTTAATTGCCACTCGGCAACTGATGAAGCGTTTGGGTCTTGATTGTCCGGATCGGATAAGCCAAAGGAGAACAGAGGATTCCGAAGATAACTTTTTCCCCTTGAGAGAGACCACCTTATAAACATGTTATCCCTCCCATGCTCGATAAGGTTTCGATTATATAAGGACATGCTCCCATTCTTAGTTGAAAAGTTATTCAAAGGATCATTTGTAGTATCAAGCCCATTAAAAGATGTTCCGGACGAATCAGGAGTATTAAATACGACGAAATGATCAACGCTTCCGGTGGATCTTCCTACAATAGAAATATTTTCGGAAAAGCTATCCAGACTTACGTAATCTTCAATTCCCAGACCATACCCCCAATGCGTTAAAGAATCAAGGTAAGTTTCTCTAGAATCTGTTTGCATACTCGCACTTTCTAATGTAATGGACGTATTGTTTTTAGCAACATATGTCTTTCCTTCAGAAAAAGGTGCCGCAGCTACGTGGGACCATTGATGATGGTCTGCAATCGTATCGCCCGTACCCTGTAACGCTTCTAATTCAGACAAATTAGAATCTTTACTTGAAAGCCTATCAAATGCTAAGAAACTACTATTCCATACCAAAGGACCAAATGCATGATCTAGAAAACTAGGACCTCCATCATTTAAAGTCCTGTTAGAGACATTTTTTGTAGAAGTAAAAACTTCGTGTAGGCTAAGAGAGCTTCCAAATGTACGGATATAATCATAGTAGGATCTGTAAAATTTAGAAGAGAATGCGAAGTTCCTATAAATATTCTCGCCTAAAGAAATAGCGGTATCTTCTGTTTCAGCCGTTCGTAAAGTTTTATGTATAATTGCTTGGCGTACAGGATGGGAGTCGCTTCTAGTTATAGCTGCTTCACACCCATACTTATAGAGTGCTCGACAGGGGAAAGTGGTAGAGACATCTACCCCGTAAAAATTCGCATCTATATCCTCGTAACCAGACCTATTGTTTCTATCCCCTCCTCTCCACGAATCTCCGGAATCTGGGTTGTGCACCGTGAGTCCTGACATGGCTAATCCATTAGAGGAATCGTATATTGCTGAAGCGGCTCCTTTGGTGGAGAAGAATTGATTGGATGAAAAATTATACCCTAAAGGGATGAATTCAGATGAGTTCATTCCTGGGATAGAGGAGGGAATCCCTGAGTGGGCTCCAAAAGTGTAAGATATCGGCATCGATAACCCATTTCTGGTATATGCAGGTGCCGGAAGATTATAGTGAAGATTTCTTCTTCGTCCAGAAGTTCTTGGGGAATTACTATAAGTTACGGAGGAGAATCCGTCTGATATATTTCCCGATGCTACAGTTCCTGACGTGATATAGTTTAAAATAATTGCCTGATCAAAATCATCATCTTCTCCGAGAACGACACCTATACATGTCCCATCATCCTCTGTAGCTTGGTACACATCCTCAAAGTCAGAATCCAGATATAGTCTTACGATAACGTGGAGAGGTGCGAACTGACGGAATACATCAAGCATGGAGCTCATAATATTATCCACGGGGTAGGAAATTCCATCAAAGAAATACTCAAGAGAACTTACATGTACTTTTGAGATTACCGTTGACCCTTTCGAATTCCAATAATCTAAAAGGCTCATGGCGTTAGGATCTCCTCTAGAAATAATATCACTAAAGTTCGAAGGAGTACTTAGTCCACTTGTATAGTACTTCCACTTTCGATTTTGCCCGGACATAAAAGTCCCATCATAGGCAGCTTCGATTATGGAATCAGAAAGCGAACTTGCAGCGGCTGCAGGAACTTCCAACCCTCCCTCATCTCGGGATGCGTAAAGCAAACTCGAAAGTACACTCGCCTGTTCCTTAGTAACTCTTGTAGTTTCGTAAAATCTTTCGTTTTCCCAAGGAGGAACTTTTACAAGTTTTCCTCTGTGCGAAAATAAGAAATCGGGGTTTTCTGGATCCCATGTGGTTGAAGAGAATACGGTACCGTTAATAGTTATAGCACTTGTAGCACTCTGTAACTTATCAAGAATATAATCCGTAGCAAACCTATAATTAGTATCTTTGTCCTCGGCATCAAAATTATCAATTCCTATATAATCAGCACTTGCTTGATTATAGTTAGGATCTCTTAGAACATTTGACTCAGTGGCAATAAGATAATATATCTGTCGAGGAATAAAACTTTCCCAAGTTTCTTCAATCCCTGATGCAGGGTTAAATCCTGACTCCGGGAAAAGAAGTGTAATTGCATCTTCCAAGCTTCTCTTTGTACCTTTAGCCTTGTATAGATGAATTGCGTGTCGAATCTGAGCTCTCCACCTGTCAACATCTCCCGTAAGAAGCTTCCATCCGATAAGACTAGCCAAATACTGTAGAAACTCAGGAGGGCATCTTTCAATGGAAACTAAGTCTCCTAATTCGTCTACAATCGTATTCATATCGTAGAATCCAAAACTTAAGGCTTTCAAGAATTTGGAGAATGGTCCAGCAGCTGTTAGTTTGGTTGGGAAGGAAGATTCCCCAAGCGTTAAGAACGCATCCAAAGTGTCATCCAGTTCAGAGGAATTATCGTCGCTTTGGTTATACCACACACCTACTAAAGTTTTTAACCTATCCAGATGTTGTGTTCCTGAGGTGTACAATCCTGAGGATATAGAAGAATCAGAGTCTCTAAGATTTACAGGCAGATAATCTACAAACGCAGAGCTAACATCCCGGTTTTTCCATAAATATTCGAATAGGTTGGAAACTCCGTCAGTTTCAGTATAAGTTTTTCCCCTGTATAGACTGGACACAATAAAATCGGTAACTCCATCAGAAGGGTCATAGCCTCCAGCGGGTCCGGATGTATTTAAAAAGTATAACCAGGAAAGTGTGTCTATAAGATACTCATGAGCTTTTAGAGGAGTATTGACGCTGGAGTCTAAAGCACTTACTCCGGATACAAAAGAATCCGAAGGAGAGTTCAGGTTTATAGCGGGGATAAGAGTTCCTGATACAAAAGACTTGAAATCGTCTTCGTTTTCGTAATCTGAAAACGAAACGCCTAAAGCCTTAAGGATTTTCTTCTCAAAAAGATAAGGGCGAATATTAGTTTTATTATTTCGAAGAATAAAATGAGCTCTTGTATCAGATGCGTCATAAGAGCTAACATCTATCAGGGATGTAATATCATTGGCAGTTTTTAAAACCTTCCCCAGGACATGGTATAGTAAATCTTCTTCACTTCCAAAAATAGAAAAATCAGTATCCTCGTATAAGGAAGGAACAGAACCTCGAACTACTTCCACATAGTTATGCTGAAAGTATTTTTGGTCTACTCCGGATTTTCCAATTCCTGATTTACGTGGCATCTCTTATACGTATTCTACGTTGATCTCGACGTTATTCAATTGAAGAATTTCATTAAAGTTTAGTTTGATATCCTCAGTAAGGTTATCAACGTTAGCAAATCTTACTTCCGAAATAGAAAATAAATCTCTAGTAAGTTCTGAAATCTTAAATCGTTCTCCAAAATCACGATTATCAATATTGAAAAATTCTAAAATTTTGTCAGATGCTTTACGTTTAATTTCTTCTTCGAATACTTCAAACTCTCGATCTAAAAAGATAGTAGTAACCAAATCAATTGTTCGAACTAATCCATCTACAATTGTTACTTCGTCTGTTAACATTTTATACTTGTTTAGATATTCGAGAAGCTCTTTCTTGAACACGATAGAAGCTCTTTCTAGTTGTCTATCTGATGCTTTTGACACAGTATAAATATCAATCATATTTGCACCTGCTCCGGATCTCCTAAGTGCGGACTGACATTTTCCAGATAATCCAGCGGTACTGACAAATTGATTAGCAAAAGAAGTATAGTCCTCACCCGTAACAGCTCTGTATTGAGTCTTGAAGAAGTAAGGACTCCATCTTTTAGCATGTTCAATTGTTTCTGAGTTAGCACCTCCAGTAGAGTGTGTAGTGTTCTCGATTAAAGCTGTAACCTCTCCCCGTGAAGAATGGGTAGCAGGGATACTAATACTCACCGTTTTGGAGGGAATATTTCCGCGATCACCTCCTCCTACTCGATAATATACAACGTAAGAATCTCCGGGGGAAGGAGATTTTCCTCTGGCGTTATCTCCGAAAATTAAAGTTGCAGCATAATCCCCTTTATAAATCTTCTCAAAAGATTGCTCGGACCCATCATCTGCAAGGAATAAGTTTTGAACTTCGCTATAAATTCCATCTGTTAAAGAGGATACTACGATACTACCTTCAACTATAGAGGCATCCTCTAACTCAATAGAATGGATAGTATCTGTCTGAGAAAATTCTCCGGATTTAGTTCTAAGTTCTCCTTCTAAAAGGATAAGATTATTAAATACTCTACCCTCTGTATTTAAAGACAATGAGCTTGTTTGAAGAATATCCGTAATATTAATATTTACATTTCCTGTGGTTAGATCGACAGGGTATAGGGAGTAGAATAACGCGCCTCCATCCTTGGTACTTGGGAACGAAAAAGTTCTACTGGACAAAGGAATCGTGAGGGTTGTAGACCCAGATACGTCATCTCCTTCTGACATGGACATAATGGCTGTAGCTTTGCTGCTCAGAGGACCTTTTAAGGATACCCCGATTAATTGTAGTAGTTTTCTCAGATTAGTAGTAGTACTAACCGTAGGCAGAAACATCTCATTTGCGATCATATCCGCTTTAAAGGACGTTACGCTTGCCATGTAGGCAAATAGTTCGACAAGCATAATACCTAGGTCAGACTCTACAAAATTATTGTAATCAGTGGGGTAGACAGATTTAATGTATGATAACAAGGAATCTTTTAACTCCGAAAAATCGTTTACAGAGTAATCTATAAACTCGGCTTTTAGAGCCTCAGGAATTACCCCAAGTTTCATAAAATCAGATTCCACTGTACCATCAAAGGCACTGGAACTATAGATGCTTTCTAAATTAGACATTATACAATTAAATCAAGTATTTTTTCGTTAAGGATATCTCCTTTTACTGCGATTCTCAAACTAACAAGAATCGAATTTCTATCGGAACCCCTTACACTTTCGTCAAAAATAACAGATAAGTCTTTTACAATTACTCTAGGTTCGTAAATAGAAATAGCTTCTAGAATTTCCTGGGATATCTTATTCCGTAATTCTACAGTATAAGGCTCAAATACATATTTTCTCAAGCTAGTTCCAAAGCCTGGAAGCATAACCCGTTCTCCTTTAGAAGTAAGAATTAACTGTTTTAGCCCTGACAGGATCGTTTCAATTCCTCCAGTTCTGGAGAAGAATCCTCCCGTCCCGGCTATGGGGGGGAAAGCAATTCCATTCATTCTCTCTTTTTGAGAGGTCGTTAGAAAGGTAACGTTTTCGCCGTAAAACATCAGGATAGTTTAATATTTTTAAAATACCCTTTTTGGGCATTGAAGTTAGTGAGTACTTCTGTAGTAGATAGAGCTTTAGCATACATCTTGAAACTTCCTAAAAATCCATCTAAACCACTTCGAGTTGGATTACTGGAAGATGTTATGTTTGCAGGGAGGTGCTGACCTTCTGTCCCGTGAATATCATTGGTATTATATCCCAGGAATCCTGGGTTGGCATGAGCAGCAACCTCTTTGAGAACTCCATCTGTGAATCCTCCCCCCAAAACCCAAGGTGTAAATGCTTCTCCAAGATTACCAGCTCTAGGACCATTATTTCCGGTTTCATCTTGCCAACTGGATTCAAAAATATCACTGGAATTACTAGGAGTAGTAGTAAGGGTAGGAATTTTAAGAGACTCGTTTAATCCTAAGTTAAAGGCTGTTGATAACGTGTTAGACTGTAAAAGATTTCCGTCTAGAAAGGTCTTTACGATATTTAATTCATAATCAAATGAAATAGCCATATGGACAAAGTTTGAACTTGCGTCAGAAATAGTAACACCTTCTGCGGAGGTTGTGTAAGGTATAGTAATTCCTAGTTCAGTTACTGCAGATGTGTCAGGTACGACATCAGGCATACCTGAAAAATCTCCTGCGATACAAACTGAGTGTCCCCCAGAACTTCCTCTACCTTGCGAAATTGTAGGAAGTACACAAAACTCTAAGCCTGAGGGAGTTGTCGCACCTCCTTTATCCCTAAAACCAGCAATCATACCGTGGGTCACATCGTCCCTAGTTGTTCCATCTTCCTTTAGTCTTTTGTTATGGAGAAAATTCCCGCCAGTTCCTTTTCCTGAATTTTCATTGGCAAATACCAACCTATACCTGTGTGCATCGGTCATCGTTAACGATGGCACGTACACCCAGAAATCAAA